CCAAACCATTTAATTCGATATGGCACAGCAAACCATCAATGTCGGAACGTCCCCCAATGACGGGACGGGAACGCCGCTGCGTACGGCTTTCCAGTACACGAACAGCAACTTCAGCGAGCTGTACACGGCGCTTGGCGGCGGCACTGGTCTTCCTGGTGCGACGACTCAGGTCATCTTCAATGATGGCGGAACGAATCTGGCCGGTGACGCTGGTCTGGTTTACAACAAGACGACCGACGCTCTGACAATCGGTGGAAATGTTCAAGCCGCCTCCGCCACCATCACCGGCGCTGCGACTGCTGCCAGCCTGACCGTCACCGGATCTTCCATCCCGACAAACGGTCTTTATCTTCCGACGACTAACACGTTGGAGTTTGCTGCCAACAGCTTGGCGCAATACCGCATTGCCCCGTTGGGTGTGTTCTCATGGTACGACGGCGCAGGCGGCACCCGAATGACCCTGAACTCCACGGGGCTGGGCGTGGGGGTTAGTCCTTCGTACAAGCTGGATGTTCGGTCCACTACAGCATCAAACCAACTTCGCCTTTCGGGTTCTAATCAGAACTCGATTACGTTTGCAAATGCTGCCGCTGGTGCTTCAGACGGATTCCTTGTCGGACGCAGCTTCAGTTCCGACAATGCAAACAACTGGTTCATTTATGATTTAGCCTCAAGTGCGTTGAGATTTTTTATCGGAAGCACTGGAAATGTTGGAATTGGAACGGCAGCACCTACCGCGCTTTTTGATGTTTTTGGAAACATGACAGTCAGCAACAACGGCAACCTTGGTGTTGGTGTTGTTACATTCGGAACCTCTGCCGCTAATGTCATTGGTCTTGCAAACGCTACCGCTCCAACCACTTCACCTGCTGGCATGGGCCAACTCTACGTCGAAGCCGGTGCGCTGAAGTATCGTGGAAGCTCTGGCACCGTCACCACGCTTGCTAACGCCTAATCCATACCACCATGACCACCATCTCCATTGTCTGGATCATCGAACGCCTTCTCGTTAAGCCGACCGAAGGCAGTCTCACGGACGTTGTAATCACCGCCGATTGGCGATGCAACGGCACCGATGGAACCTACAGCGGCACCTGCTACGGCTCGTCGTCGTTCGCTCCGCCGACCGGATCGTTCACGCCGTACGAAGACCTGACGCAGGAACAGGTGCTTGGTTGGTGCTACGCCAATGGAGTCGATCAGACGGCCATCGAAGCGAACGTGACGCAACAGATCAACGACCAGATCAACCCTCCGGTCATCGCTCCGCCGCTGCCGTGGGTGACTCCGGTTCCGCCCGCTCCTGAGGTGGAAGTTGTTGCGCCCGAGGCTCCCGTTGTCGAAGCTGCGGCCTGACATGGAAATCACGATCAAACTCACTCAGGAGCAGGCCAATAGCTTGCTCCAGCTTATCGACATCGCCATCAAAGCCGGTGGCTACCAGAACGCCAAAGTCGGCGTCCCTCTGGCCGACATCATCCTCAACGCTGCACAAGCCAAACCCGAGTAACCCATGGACGCGACCAACCACGCAGGAACCAACGGCCCGATCATCTCACTTGCAGCCGCTGCCGGTGCTACGGCGGCATCGTTCATCCCGGTGCTGACCGATTGGGTCCGACTGGCGACTGCTGTGGTTGGTCTGATCTGTGCGCTCTACGGCGCCTACAAGCTCTTCTTCAAGAAATGAAAAACACCAAGACCACGCTGGCCGGTATCGGCGCCGTCCTCGTTGCCATTGGCGGCGCTCTGAAGGCTCTCTTCGATGGCGATCCTTCGACCAACATCGACCTCACCGCAACCGTTGCTGCGGTAACCGTTGGCTTTGGTTTGATCGCTGCCAAAGACGCTGACAAGAAACCGCAGTGAACATCATCGAGCAGATCGTCACCGCTCTTTTGAAGTGGTTGACTAGTCTGGCTAAAACCCCTCCTACCGTTGAAGATGCAAAACCAGACAAAGAGCTTAAAGAAAAGCTTCTGGATCGCATTGACCGCTCTGGTGGGTAGTTGTGGCTGTGGGACTCGCGTTGTTATGGTACCTCACGGTGAGCCGGTGAGGCTCGCTGAAAGCGTTAAAGCGCGAGTATGGGTCAAAAGTGCGGACGGAGTTTCTGTGCGCTCTAGCAACCGTATAACGCTCGCAGAAGGTTGGTACGCATTGCCAAAGGATTGATATGTCGCAACAAGTCATTAACACCGGATCAACCGCAAACGACAATACCGGAGACACTCTGCGTGGGTCGTGGATCAAAGCGAACGACAACTTCACCGAATTGTATTCGCTGATTAGCGGTCTCAACACAGCGACCGCTTATGTCCCGACTGTTACTGATTCCGGTGGTGGTCGCACGTTTACGCAGACGATCAATTCCGCTCGTTACACGCAGATCGGTAATCTTCGCTGGTTCACTGTTGATGTAACATTCACCGGAGTCTCTGGAGCAGCGACCGGCAATCTGCGGATCAGTCTTCCAGCAACTTCAACCTACGGTTGTTGCGCTGAGATTTGGTCTAACAATCTTGCATCAGCAGCTAAGACTGAGGTTGAGGCTTTGATTCCTGCTGGAGCAAATTACGCTGAAGTGTATCACTACGAAAACGGTAATGCTCAGAGCATTGCGGCTCATATTCAGAACGGATCTCGACTGGTGATTACTGGAGTGTTCTTCTCTGCTCCGTGAATTTAATAGCCACCAGCTTACAGTTGGGGATGAGCGTTCTCCAGAGCGCGATGGGGAATCCGTCGTTTCTCTGGCAGGGACAACTGGTGCGCTGTTTACCGGCTGCGATCACTGACGCTAACTCGGTGATCTCTGGCGGGTTCCAAGATAACGTTCAAGTCCGGCTGCTGGTGAAGCTGGCTGATTGGCGGTTGGCTGACTCAACTCTTGTAACCGTTGACGCTTCTGTGTGGTCTTGTGACGTTGGCTCAAACGCTGACCGGCTATTGCAGGAGAACGGCAGCTTGATCTTGCAAGAGAACACAGATCGCTTGCTGCTGACCTTCGGTAAAATGATTCCGGTTGTGGGTCGTCTGGTGACCTACGATGGACGACAACTGCGGATTATGTCCGCTCGACGCGATGGTTCCGGTGCGTATTACGTTCTGGACTTGGGAGCCAAAACCAAATGACCCCAACCGTCGTCGTCGATACAACTCGATTCTCTGCTGCTTGGAGAGAATACCTCCCGAGAACTAAGCGGTCGTTGGCTGAAGCGATCAACGCTCGCACGTTCTATCTGTTGCTGCGGCTGTATTGCTTGCTTCCCCCTAAGTCACCGCAAGCTGCGAGAAACAAGATTCTCGACTACTTCAACCGTCCGGTTGGTGAACGTCGTCGAGACAAGAAGACCGGCAAGCTGGTTGGTCGCTCGCGTGAATTGCGAGTGGTCCACTTGATCGCTCAAGCCAAGAACAAGAAAGCCGGTAAGGAAGGTCTCTACGGTGAGAAGATGCGTGAAGCCGCAGCAAGCTTGCGTCGTCGCGCTGCTGGTTCCGTTGGTTATCTAAAAAGCTGCGTCGTCAAAGGTATCAAGAAACTGTCTCCATCGTTTACGCAATTTGGTGGTACTCGACGCGCTCGCAAAGGTTCCGCTGGTGTTCGTTCAATCGCAGCTAATCAAGCGTTGTTGAATCTAGCCAACCAATACGGTCTGCCGAGTGAGAATGTGTCGGTGCATCGTGGATCGTCTGCTTACTCCTACAACGCGAAGGCTGGCATCTCTCCGCACTCGCACGTTCGTATGAACATCGGTCTGGCTGACAACCAGATCGGTAAAGTCAACGCCATCTATGCTAAAGCCATGCAGCAAGCTTACGATGACGAAGCCAAAGAGCTTGAGATCCACATTAGAGCCAAGATGGAGGAAGCCGCAGAAGTGCTGGAGAAACATGGAGTAACCGTAACATGAACGCTGTCGCTCTACGCACTGAACGAGCTTTGGTTGACTGGCTGGCTGCTCAAGACTGGTCAGCGTCTCCGCTTGGGACTCCTGCTTGCCTTACTAGCTATGGACACGGAGCGTTTGCGGATGCCGATCTTGAGGACCGTATGCCGGACTTTCCGCGAATTGTAGT